GCGGAGTTGTTGAAAGATGAGTAAAAGCCAAACTATTCCGTGGGGGGCTTTCTCCGGGAAACATAAACGATATATCAAATCGGCACTTAACAACCGAATGTGTGTTGCGGAAGGTGCTATCAGATCGGGTAAAACCATAGATCATTGCATTATAGCGGCGGCGTACCTTGAACAGACGCCGGATAAATTCCATTTGGCGTCCGGGTCAACAATCGGCAACGCCAAACTTAACATAGGCGTTTGCAATGGCTTTGGTCTTGAAAACCTTTTCCGGGGACGTTGCCGTTGGGGAAAGTTTAAGGACAACGAAGCGCTATTCATCCAAACCCAAACAGGGGAAAAGGTTGTTATCTTTGTAGGCGGCGCAAAAGCAGACAGTTACAAGCGCATTTTGGGTAACTCATACGGTCTGTGGATAGCGACGGAAATAAACGAACATTACGACAGTTCCGACAGCCGTATATCATTTATCAAGGTCGCATTTGGTCGGCAAGTCGCCGCACAAAGACCGCTTACATTGTGGGACTTGAACCCGTCAAACCCAAAGGCGGCAATCTACGAAGACTATATTGACAAATACCGGAAAGACGGGATTGCGGGCGGGTATCAATACGAACATTTCACAATCCACGACAACGCAACCGTTACGCCGGAACGCCTTGCAGAAATCGAAAGCCGATACGACCCCAATACCGTTTGGTATCGCCGGGACATATTAGGCGAAAGGGCGGTTGCGGAAGGGTTAATTTATCAACGCTTTGCAGACCGCCCGGACGATTACATTATACACGGCTATCCGCAAATCAATCATGCCGTTATCGGGGTTGACTTTGGCGGCGGCACATCGGCGCACGCTTTCTGTTGTTTGGGTTTCTCCTGCAACAGGATTGTTGTTCTTGACGATTTCCGGGAAAAGCGGGCTTTGGATGCAACACGGCTGTCAAATGATTTCGTCGATTTCGTCCGGCGTTGTCAAATGCGTTGGTTGGTTACGGACGTTTGGTGTGATAGCGCCGAACAAACGTTGATTAACTCATTGCGAACAGCGGCGGCAATGAACAGATTGCCCGTCAATATCGGCAATGCGCTTAAAAAGCCCATAAACGACCGAATAAGGGCGTTGTGCATCCTCATGGGCGCTAATAGGTTTCTTATTCACGAAAGCGCCGTAAACACGATAGACGCCCTTAAAACGGCTATTTGGGACGCAAAGCAATTGACTGAAGACGTTCGCCTTGACGATGGCACGACGAATATAGACAACCTTGACGCTTTGGAATATGCGTTTGAACGATCAATACCCGTTTTAATTGAAGGATGGGGCATGAAATGAAATGGATAGAGGAATTAAAAAGAAGGTGGAAAAACCGTATGCAGAAAACAGCGGCTAATGTCGGGATCGCAAAAGAGTATAAGACGGTTTTCGACATTAAAGGCATACCGTCTTTTCAGCAATTCTATTTTTACGGGATTTTTGTTTGGAAGTGGATTTGGAAGGGGCTTTATAAACCGTGGCACATTATCCCCGCCCCTACCATTAAAGACCCGAAAAACAGACGGGAACTTTACCGTATGAACATGGGGAAAGCCGTTTGTTCCGAAATGGCGGGTTTGGTATGGGGGGAAGAATGTTCAATTAACGTTTCCATGCGAAACCGAAAAACGGACACAGAAACGGAAGACCCGCTAAATGCTGTCGTTCAACGTGTGTTAAAGGAAAACGCATTTCATCAGAAAATGCAGGAACACATAGAAGAAGGGCTTGCGTTAGGCGGCGGGGCGCTGAAAACGTGGGCAGAAATCCGGCGTGATATGGACGGAAACCAAATCGACGCCGCAAAACTGATGATCGGTTACGCAATGGCGGATCAATTTGTCCCGCTTGCGTGGGACAACGCCAAAGTAAAGGAAGGGGTATTCATTTCCCGGATCGCAAAGGACGGTTGGTATTATACCCGGCTTGAATGGCATAGGTGGAACGGTCAAACATACGTTATTACCAATGAACTGTATAGGTCGGAAATCACAAAGGGCGAAGTCAACGCCGAAAGTCAAGATATATTAGGCGTTCGGTATCCGCTGAATGAGATTTACCCCGAACTTGAGCCGGAAACGGTCGTTCCTGTTGGCGAATCGCTTTTCACGTATTGGCGTACACCGATAGCCAATAACCTTGACGATAATTCGCCGTTGGGTATGTCCATGTACGGAAACGCCCTTGAAACACTTCACGCCCTTGATATTTGTTACGATTCATTTGTCCGGGAGTTTCGGCTTGGTAAAAAGCGCATAATCGTCCCGGCGTCGGCTGTTCGTGTAGTGGTTAATCCGGAAACCGGGGAAACATTGCGTTATTTCGACGCCAACGACGAAACATACGAAGCCCTTTCAAGCGACACGCCGAACGACCTTAAAATCACGGATAATAGCGTGACGTTAAGGGTTGAAGAACACGTAAGCGCAATCAACGCATTTTTGTCTATCCTGTGTATGCAAGTCGGTTTCAGCGCCGGGACGTTCACGTTCGATCAACATACCGGGCTTAAAACCGCAACGGAAGTTGTAAGCGAGAACAGTAAAACATATAAGACCATCAAAACGATACAGAATCAGTTGCGCCCGGCGATTGAACACCTTGTACGGAACATTATTGACGTTGCGATTCTGTATAAGGTTGAAAACGTCGCTTCCCTTGCTTCCGGCGGTTATGACATAAACATAACCTTTGACGATGGCGTTACACAGGACAGGCAGACGAACATAAACGAAGGCGTGATGCTGGTTGGTGCGGGTGTGCTGTCAAAGAAAACGTTCTTGACAGACCCCAAATACGGAATCGGCATGACCACGGAAGACGCCGAAAAGGAACTTGCCCAAATCCGGCAGGAATCCCCGGCAAGCGTCAACGCCCTTGATATTTTCCACACAGCGGAGTGATAGCGAATGAATCCGACCTTTCTTGATTCCCTTTCGTGGGAAATGGCGGAAGTGTACGGCGCAATCACCGACCAAATCTTGATAAACCTTTCCCGGTATTTCAAATACTACAAGCCGGGCGACAAACTCCCCCGGACGGCGTTTGAGTATCAAGCGTCCATGCTCGCCCAAATGGGGAAGGTCAACCGGGACACAATACGGATTATCAGAAACGGTCTTGAAGGGGCAGACGAATCCCTAAAAAGCACGTTAGAACAAGCTATAATCGACTCAGTGAGCAAATCCCAACCCGAACTGTTAAAGGGCGTAAAAGCGGGGATTTTAGCCCCGCAAGGTGTGCCGATTGTCGCACCGAATAAAATGCGGGCTTTCAAGCTGTTCTATGAGCAAAGCGCCGACCGTTTGAATCTTGTTAATACGGTCATGTTGGAAAGCACGAAAAGCGCATACCAACAGACTATAAGCGACGTTATTAACGACATAGCGTTATCGGATCGCATAGCGGCGACATATGAAGCCGTTGACGTCGCCGCCGGGGAAGTCGTGACGGGTATATCGTCATGGAATACCGCTTTGCGGCACGCAACAGACAGGTTAAAAAACCGTGGCATAACGGGTTTCATAGATCACGCCGGGCGGCAATGGAGCGCTGAAGCTTACGTCGCTATGGACGTTCGCACAACAACCTTTAACGTCGGGCGTGCGGCGGTATGGGAACAAAATCAAGATTTCGGGAACGATCTTTATTTGGTAAGCTATCACAATGGCGCACGACCGGGCTGTTATGATTGGCAAAACAAAGTAATTTCGTCCCTTAACGTTTCCCGTGACGTTGCAGATCTTGACGGGAATACCGTTCATGTTTACGCCCAAAGTGACACGACATACGGTCAACCCGCCGGGTTGTTTGGGATCAACTGCAAGCATTACCCAACGCCGTTTATTCCGGGCGTATCAATCGCAGACGGTAAACCGCAAAGCCCGGAAGAAAACGAAAAGACGTACAAAGAATCACAGGAACAAAGGCGTCTTGAAAGAAAATTGCGGGAAGAAAAGCGTGATTACCTCATGGCACGGGAACAGGGAGCAAGCCCGGAAGAACTTACCGCATTAAAGAATAAGACCCGGCAGACGTCACAGGAAATTGACGATTTTTGCGAACAGACCGGGCGGGCAAGACACAGGGACAGGGAAGCCGTTTATACAAAGCGGGAGTTTCCAGACAAAAAGAAGTATGACGTCAAGGCGTTTGAACATGAACAGCAAAACGCTATTAACGAATATTTCAAGGATGGCGGGGCGCAACAACGGTTTAGGCCAAATGACCCCGAATGAACCGATTACGCCGAAACCGCCCGCCCCGGTTGCGCCCGTTGCCCCGGTTGCGCCTGTCGCTCCGGCGGTCACGCCGCAAAATGTCGCCCCGCAAGCGACCACAACGGCGGCAAATGCGGCACAATCAAGACAGCCGCTATTGGAACGGCTTGAAAAGACCGGGATTGCCAAAAACCCCGTGCAAACATATGCGGTGCAACCGACAGAAGCGGAAATTATTTCAAAACTTGCCGGGGCAGACAAAACAAAGGGATCATGTTCTTCCGTCGCCCTTGCCTATTGCGGCAATAAAAACGGGCTTGATGTTACAGACTTCCGGGGCGGCATGTCCCAAAGAAGTTTTTCACAGTTCAATAACATCAAGGCAATATTAGACTTTGACGGGATTGACGGTAAAATAGTAAAAGGCGGCAACGACTTCCATAACGCCCATGAACTAATGGACGCAATGAGTCAAGGCAAAGAATATTATTTTACCGCCGGAAAGCACGCCGCAATTGTGCGAAAGACGGAAACAGGATTTGAATATCTTGAAATGCAATCCGGTTTCCGGGAAAACAAATGGTATGAGTTGAACGATAGCGAATTAAGGCGGCGGTTTGGTTGTCAAAGGTCGCACTCAACTTACGGCATGAAATACGAAACGTCCGAAGCAATGTTCGACGTTGAATCTGTTAAAGGCAATAAGTACTTTGAAGAAATGTTGCAGTTTATAAACACGGCAACAGATCAACAAATAAAAGGGGTTGGTGGTGGTGAACGGTAATCACTGGTATAAAGAAAACGAAACGGACGCTATTTGGTGGTATGACAACCCCGAAGATAAGGGCGTTTGGCTGTTTTCCTTTGACCGTGAAACCGTGTTTAACCTGTTTGAAGACTACCCGTACAAACTGACCACGGAACAAAAAGACATATTTGATAAAGAAAACCCATATTGGGCAGACTTTTTCAAAGATCGTATTTGACCGCCGAAAGGCGGTTTTTTAATGCAAAGAAAGGACGTTGAAACATGAGTTGCAAACACGAAAAAATCAAATCCGTAAACTGTGAAATCTTCTGCATGGAGTGCGGCGAAAAACTGCCGATTGATTACCTTGTTGCGAAACGGCGCATAGTCGAGCAAAAAAGCGCCGAAAAACCCGTTGCGGACGCTCCGGCGAATGATAGCCCGGTTGTTGCTGAAACCAACGCAGAAACGCCGGAAAACGGGCATAAAACGGGACGCAAGCCCCGGAAAGGAAGTGCAAATAAATGACGATTCTTGTTACCCGCATAATTTCCGACAATCTGAATTATGTTGAACTGTCCGGGCTGTCAACCGAAGTCAAGCCCACAAAAAACATTGCAACCGGGTCGTTTTTCCACGAAGTCGATACCAAAACCATATACGCCTACAATGCGACTTCCGGCGAATGGGTGGCACAACCTGAATTTGGGGGCGTTGAAGCGTGACGCAAGATTTCAAAGACCGCACGCCATTGCAACGCCTTTTGTGGTTGGGCGGCATGGCGAAAGCGGCGGGCGGAAAGACGGTTGAAGAAACGGCAAGCGGAAACCCTTTGACGTTCATTACGGACGTTAGCAAGCCGCTGAAAAGCCTGTTAATCCCCTTCACCCCGCAACAGGAAGGTACAGGCGATCCCTCACCGGAGAATATCCGTCCAATTGTGGCATGGAACGGGTTGAAGGTAAATCATTCAGAAGAAAATCTGATTGATGTAAGCGGTTTTCCGTCAAAATCGAGTGGCGGTATCACCTACACAAACAATGGCGATGGCTCAATAACGCTGAATGGTGTGTGTACTGCTTTCAATCCGCAAGCTATCGCATTGTCTGTTAATCTTCCTGCCGGGGCAACAAGATTGAACGTCCCGCCGTGTACATACACCCGCAGGAAACTCAGGAAGAATGATCGAACAACCGACGCCGTGAAAGCGTCGGTTTTATAGTCCCGTCGTATAACGGTTATTACGCCCGGCTTTGACCCGGGAAACGAACGTTCGACACGTTCCGGGATTGCCATTGATGAAATGCCGCCGCATGGCGGTTTTTTCATACAAATTTCGCCCGGCGGGGCGTAAAAATACGCAATCGGGCGACCTCTAAAGCCCGTTAAAAAGGGGGAAACGTGGCAGGAATCTTTACACGGTCGGAGATTACGAAAATCATTAACAATTCAGAACTTACGCCGGAACAGCGGACAGACGAAATCTTTTCGCTTTATGGGCGTGCCGTTGATGATGGTTTTGTAACCCGAAAGGCGGCAGAAACGGCGCAAAACGCCGCAATTGAAGCCGCTAAAGCGGAATGGGAAAAGACACAACAGAAACCCAACATTAAGGAATCGGAAGAATACAAGGCGCTTGAAAGCGACTTTGAAAATTACAAAGTACGTGAAACCGCCCGCCGTTCCGACGATTTCAAGGACGTTAAACCGAAGTTTTTTGATACGGTTTACGACCGCATTGACCGGGCGGAAGGTGCGAAACCCATTTCGGACCAGCTTGCCGGAATGAAAACCGATTTTGAAGAATGGTTTAACCCGGCAGAAACCCCGACACCGAAACAGCCGCAATTCGGTGCAAGCACTTCCGGCACAATGCCGAAAGGCGACGAAGGGGCGGTTGCGGCAATGGCGAAAGCGTGGGGACTTCCCACAGCAAAAAAGTAAAGAAAGGAACGTGAAAAAATGCCTAATGTGAACTATGCAAGCGAATATAGCAAACTGCTTGCTCAAGCTTACCCCTACCTGTCTTATTTCGGCGCTATTTGGGCGTCTGAAAACTCTACCCGGTACAAGCCCGGCATGGGTAAAACGATGTATATTCCTACCATTACTGTCGGCGGCGCTCGTGCGGTAAACCGTAACAGCATTGACGGACAGTTTAGCCGCAATTGGGACAACCAATGGCAAGCCGTTGAACTGCAAATGGACAGGGAATGGGATACCCTTGTTGACCCCATGGACATTGACGAAACCAACGAAGCGGCGTCCATTGCCAACATTACCCGTGCGTTTGCCGAACAGCAGAAAATTCCCGAAATGGATGCTTTCATGGCGTCCAAACTTGCGGAATTTGCGTCGGCTCATGGCGGCGTATCTACGCAAAGCCTTACTTCCTCTACCATCCTTGCGGAGTGGGACAACGGACTTGCCTACATGGTTAATCAGCGTGTCAACCGTGACCGTTGTTTCGCCTACATGACCCCGGCTTGTTACAAACTGCTGAAACAGGCGACGGGCATGACCCGCTTTATTGAAGTGACAAGCGGTATCCGTGACGTTGACAGGAATATTGCCCGGCTCGACGGTCTGACCGTTGTTGAAGTCCCGGACGATATGATGAAGACCGCCTACAACTTTACCGTTGGTTGGGCTGTCAATACCGCCGCCGCACAGCAGATCAACTTTGTTATTGTTGACCCGCTTGCCATCGGTGCGCCTATCAAGTACGAAACCGCCATGATTTCCCCGCCCACGGCGCAGAGCAAGGGTAAGTATCTGTACTATGAACGGTACTATTACGGCGCTTTCCTGCTGAATCAGCGGGGTGCGGGCGTCTATGCTCACCTCGGAAGCGCTCCTTCCCTTGGAAGTCTGACCATTACTTCCGTTGCGGGTGAAGAAGCGGGTGACACCGTTATTACCGCCGCCGGAAACGGCATTTTCGGAACAGGACAGCCCGTGGAAGGTCTGAAACTTGTCTATTCCGTTAACGACGCCGCCGTTGCTCTGACTTACGGCGCTGTGCCGGACGCCACAAAGACTTGGGCAGACATGGCGACCAACCCGAAAGCCCTTGCCGGACAGACCGCCGGGAAGTATATCACGGTTGCGCTTGTGAATAAGCAGACGGGCTTTGTTGTTGCGGGCGGCAATACTACCCTTGTAGTCGGCGTTTAACGGGGGGATTGCATGGGCGTTGTAGACTATAACTTTTACTCTAACGTCTACCACGGGGAAGCGGATCAAACCGCTTTCCCCGCCCTTTGCGCCCGTGCGGAAGACGTTATCGGCGCATTGACGCATTGGGTAGACTTTAGCGCAATCAAAGCCCCTATGATGCAATTGCTTTACAAAAAGGCAATATGCGCCCAAATTGACTATTTCGCCTTAAACGGTATTGAATCGCTTAACGATGCGGGGAACGGCGGTTTTACCGTCGGAAAAGTGACCGTACACGGAAAAGCGAATCAAGGCAACGCCGGGGCGTTAAGTCAAAACGTATCGTCAATGGCAAAAGCATACCTTGAACAAACGGGCTTAATGAATCCGCAAGTATGTACGGGGGGTTGGTAACGTGTTACGACCTATCCCCGCCCGAATTTTGCGGACAACCGTAACCGTCAAGGTTTGTACGTCCGTTGACCGCTACCAAAACCAAACATATGCGGATTATGTTGTTTCCCGTGTGCATATCCAACCCACAAACGAAATACGCAAAACGCAAAACAACACGGATTGCGTATTAAGGTCTATCCTGTTTGTCGATGCCCGTATTTCACGCCCCGCCCTTGATTGGACCGCGCTTTTTAAAAGCGCCCATGAAAAAGGCGGCGATATGCGGATTATATGTGATAACGAAGAATTTACCGTTATCGGCGTTGACAAACTGAAAGATGATACAGACCGTTTGCATCATTGGGAAATTTCCCTTGTTTGAGGTGGTTTGATTGTCTGTTAAATTCAAGATTGACGCCCGGAAAATCGGCGTCAAAATTGACAACGCATGGGAAACCGGGCTTGAAATGTTATCGTCCCAAATTCTTAAGGATTGCAACAAGTTTTGCAAAGAGGATACGGGTATGCTGATTATTTCAAGCTATATTCATTCAGACTTGAAAAAGGGTCGTTTGGTTTGGCAAACGCCTTACGCCGCCCGGCAGTATTACGAAATACCGACCGCACACAAAGACGTTAACAACAATGCGTCGTGGCGTTGGTGTGAAGTTGCCAAAGCCCAATACAAAGTAATTTGGGGAAGACAAGCGCAAGCGATTACGAGGTATTACAAATGAGCGAAAAAAACGCAATTGACCGGGCTGTTGAATCTGTTATTGATTTGATTGACGCCCTTGACCTGTTCGCAACGGTTAAACGTGGCGCATTGGGTACAAGCGTATATTTGGCGTGCGAAATAGCCCCGTCAACCCCGCAGGAAGTCTACCTTGACAAAGGCGCTTATATTCCCTTGACCCTTGCGATTAACGGGAAACATCACAATCAAGAAACGCTATACGATGCGTTAAACACAATTCAAGACACGCTTGCCCGGAGAACGGCATACCCTTCCGGCGACGGGTTTGAAATTGTGGACATATCAAGGGGCGTTTTGCCCCGGATCATAGGGCGTGAAGACAATAATGACTTTCTCATGTCCTGTGATTTGGTTATCAAAATTTTTAGAAAGGAATCATAACGCATGGACGCAAATTGGGTAAACGAACTGTATATCGGTACTGCCGAATCGTCCGGCACATGGACTTACGCAAAACTTTGCGCCGGAATTGAAGGAATGGACTTTGCTGAAAACGAACAGAATCAGCAATATTTTTTCCTTTGCGGTGAAGGTTTTGCGGACAACGAAACAACGGGATCAGCGCCGGAACTTGTGATTACGGGTCGCCGGATTGTAGGCGATACGGCGCAAGACTATATTGCGGGCAAGCAGTTTGCGCTTGGCGACGCAAGAAAGTCTTCCTGCAAGATCATTTCCGGCGGCAAGCAGATTATTTGTGATTGTACCATCGGCGCTATTACGTCTTTCGGCGGTCAGACGCTCGACGTTAACGCCTTTGGTTGCACAATCCGCTTTAACGGCAAGCCGACCGTTACAGACGTAACCTAACACAACGGGGCGGGGTCTTCCCGCCCCTATTTTGACAAAAGGAGAAAAAACAATGTTCCGAAAGAATTATACCGTTTCCCTTAACCGGGTGCATGATACAGTTATTATCCGGGAAGGGGACGAAAAATTAACCCTTGTTGTTAACGGGGACTCAATGCGGATGGTCGGGGGTCTTAACAAGACGCAAGAGAAAATGAACGCCCTTAAAAACGATTCCCCGGACGAAGAAGTGAAAGCCGCCGCAGATTATTTCGCAACAGTTATATTCGGCAAGGAACAAGCGGAAAAGCTTTCCAAATTTTACGCCGACGACCCCGCAAGCGTGATTTCCGTTTGCGGCAAATATTTCCGGGAACGTTTAGCGGATAAAATTTCAAGGATGCAAAAAAAGCTTAAACTGTGAAACTGTTTGAACGCTTGCCGGACAGTATCACTGTAAACGGCAAGAAATACAAATGCGACTTTGACTTCCGCAACGTTCTTAAAATGCTTGAAATCATGCAACGGGAAGACTTGCAGTTAGACGCAAGGGATTACCTTTGCATAAAGTGCGTTATTTCGCACAGAATACCGTCTAAAATCGTTTCTGACGTTTACAACGAATTATGTTCCGTCCTGTTTGTAAAGGGCGAAGAAACGCCGGAAAACAGCGAAAAACTAATGTCGTTTGAACAGGACGCCGCATTGATACGTGCGGCGTTTTTGCAGGAATACGGCATAAACCTCTATCACGACAAATTAACGTGGTTTGAGTTTATCGAACTGCTTCAAGGTTTGCCGGACGGAAACAGGTTTGAAAGCGTTGTTGCAATCCGTGCAAGACCGTTGCCCGCCCCCAACAAGTACAACAGTAAGGAAAGGGCATGGCTTGTCAAGGCAAAAAGACAGGTTGCAATACATTTGACGGAAATGGAACAGACGAAAAAATATGATCGGCAAGTTGGCAACGTGTTTGCCGCCTTAATGTCTATGATTCCAAAAGGAAGTGATAAAACGGAATGAACGACGGACAAATTATATTTGAAGTCACGGCAGACGGAAAACACGCAATAGGCGATATTAAAGCGCTGACCGCTGAAATACAGAAGGAAACTAAAAAATGGGACGACGCCGCCCAAAAATCAACGGACAACATGAGCAACGGCTTTTCGTCCATGCTGAAAAAGTTGGTTGCCGGGTTTAGCGCTGTCAAGATCGGCAAAGCCCTTTTGGATTTCGGCAAAGACGCCTTGCAAGCCGCTTCCGACCTTGCGGAAGTGCAAAACGTTGTTGACGTCACGTTTGGCGACAATGCAAGCACAATCGAACGTTGGGCGAAAACAGCTTCTACGCAATTTGGTTTGACGGAAACACAGGCAAAGCGGTTTTCGTCCACAATGGGCGCAATGCTTAAATCGGCGGGGCTTGCCGGGGATCAAATTGTGGACGTTTCGACAGACCTTGCCGGGCTTGCCGCAGATATGGCGTCGTTTTACAATCTCGACTTTGACACGGCTTTTCAAAAAATCCGTTCCGGCATTTCCGGCGAAACCGAACCACTTAAACAATTGGGTATAAACATGAGCGTTGCCAACCTCAACGCTTACGCTTTGCAACAGGGTTTGTCAAAGACGTTTGAACAAATGTCACAGGGCGAACAAACTATGTTGCGCTATCAATATATTATGAGCGCAACCGCAGACGCACAAGGTGACTTTGCCCGGACGTCTGATGAATTTGCGAACAGCCGCAGGAAGTTACAAACCAACGTAGAACAGATAAAAACCCTTGTCGGTACGACTTACAAAAGCGCTATTACCGATGCAACAAATATTCTTAACGGCTTTCTTGAGTCCCTTTTGCCGGACGAAAGTAAAAGAACCGTTTTAGACGATATAACGGACATTGACAAAGACGTTGAAGGAAAGATTGCACAAATCCAAAGCATAGCGGAAGAAGCACGTTTGACAATGGGTGTGCTTGATGAACTTTTCGGCAAGGATCAAACCGGGAAGGACGCCGCCAACGTCATAGCGCAATACGGCGTTAAATCGGATCAAGCGCAAGGCTTCCTTGAGTCGTTGGGTCTTACGACGGAAGAAATCAACGAAAAACAGGAAACATGGCTTGAAACGTGCCGCCGCCTTGTTAAAACAATACCGGGGTTAAATTCCATTATTAACACCGAAACGGGCGAGGTTAAGGGCGGTACGCAAGCCGTGCAGGATTATATCAAAGCATGGGAAGACGGGCAGACAAAGCTTGCCATGTTGGGCGCTATCGAGAAACGGCAAAACGCCATAGACGAACGTTTTTCCGACCTTCCGGGTCTTCAGCTTGATATGGCGTTAGCACAACGCAAGGTAAGACAGCAAGCGGACGCAATCCGGGAACTTTACAAGAAAAACGGAATCCGGGAAGACCTTCTTCCTGTCGGCACGAAGTTGCGGACAACGGAAGGGGTTTATTCCAATTTGCCGATAGAGCAAATGCGGGAAATCAACGGCGCTGTTATGATTCTTGAGGACTTGCAGGAAAAAGAAAAGGAAGCGACCGAAGCTTTCAATAATCAGAAAGCCGCCCTTGAAGAAGCTGTCGAAGCGCAAAAAGAATACATCGAAACCGTTAACGAAATGCCTGCCGGAGTCCAAACCGCTATTGGTGCCGTGGAAGAATGGACAGCGGAAGAAAAAGCGGCGGCAACCGAACGGATTAACGCTTTGAAACAATCCATTGACGCAATGACCGATTATGTGGAAGGTATTCGTAACAGCGTCGCAAAAGCCGTTGACGGAACTGTATCGGGGTTTAAGAAGATCGAAACCCCGATGATGCAGAACCGGGAAAAGGTTAAAGACCTTACAAAACAGATTGCCGGGCTTGACAGCAAGTCGAAAACATACAAGGAAGACTTGAAGAAGCTTAACGACGAACTTTCAAAGGCGAACGGCGAACGGGTAAGCGCTCAAAGCATGGGCGCAAACCTCAAACAGCAAGCGCAATTCATGGAAGACTATCTTACAAACCTTAAAAAAGCCCGTGCGCTTGGCGTTTCCAATGAGGTTTTAGCGTCCCTGTCCGACGGGTCGGAAGAATCGTTTGATTATCTTGAACAGTTGGCGAAAGCGTCCCCGACAGAGGTCGAAACGATCAACAAGAACTTTCAGAAAGTCATAGACAAAAAGAAAGAGTTGACCGACGAACTGACCGGGCAACAACTTTCCGTTGACGAAACCTATAAATCCCTTGCGGAAAAAGCCAAAGCCGCCGTTAAAGAACTCGACCAATACAAAAGCGCCGCAGACGGAACAGGCAAGACGATGCAAGGTATTATTGACGGGATTAACAGCCATGTTTCCGGCGTGCAAGAAGCGGTTGACGCTATCCTTGCACAACTTAACCGCTTGAGTTCGTGGGGCATTTCAATTGACGCCGGGGGTTTCGGTCAAATTGATTTGGCAACCCCTTCCGGCGAAAAAACACGCACACGCAAAGGCGTTGTTGAATCCGTCGCCATGTTTGGTTTGGATTACGTCCCCCGTGACAATTGGTACGCTCGACTTCATGAGGGCGAACGGGTGCTTACGGCGCAAGAAAACCAGATTTGGAACGCCTTACGTAACGGCGGCGTTGCCGGGTTTGACCTTGAAACGTTGGGCGGCGTTATGCGTGACAACATTAAGCCCGGCGGTAACGTTTACATGGATAGCCGGATTGTTGGGCGGGTAATTTCTGACCGACAGGGGCAATCCTACAAATCTTTAACACGTAGCGGGTGGCAACAATGATAAATTACAACGGCGTTGATTTGACAGACGTTGTGCCTGTCAAAATAGAGGATATTCATGTGTCCCCTATTCAGTTAAACCCGGTCGCCCGGCAAAGGGCTATTCAATGGGGCGCTGATTTTTTGCGTATGGGTGGCGGTATTCGTAAGATTACCGTCACTTTCGCTTTGTTGGAATCAGATATAAATGTCCGGGCGTCCTTTGAACAAGATTTGCGGGATTGGGCGAAAACGGACAAAGAATACGTTTTGCATTTGCCACAGTTTGAAGATAGGCATTTAGAAGCGGTGGTAACACAATTGCCGGATTTTTCCTATCGGAAATGGTGGGAAAACAAGCTTGTCCTTGAATTTACCTGTTTCAATAATCCGTATTGGACGTCAAACGAACTGATTTCCGTACAGTGCGGGACGGTTTTCAACGTCGGCGGGAGCGCCCAACCGTTAATTACAATCGAACGCAACGGCGGCAAACTGACAAATCAGACATACGCAAGCCGGGAAGCGTCCATGATTTTTAACGAAATCCCCGCCGGGGCGCTTGTGATTGACCTTAACAAGCAAACAGCGGCAATTGGTAAAACGTCGATTATGAAGTATTACCGAACGTCGTCAACGTGGATTGTGCCGAAAACAGGCGCAAACCAATTGATAACAGGGAATGGGACTATCATTATTCGTGAAAGGTGGGTATAAATGACTTTTACCTTTCTTGACATGGCGGGAAAAGTCCTGTTTTTGCGTGATGATGCGGAAGCCGCCCAATGGACGGTTGAAGAAATGGCGCTTGACATTGATTTCCCGCTTAACCCGGACAAGGTTATTTCAATCGGTCAACGGGTGTATTTCAAAGACCCGGCAACGGGGCGGGATCAAATATACGAAGTAAAACAACCCCGGACGTATGAACCGGAATCGTATCAGCAAGTACACGCCGAAAACATTGTTATTTCCGAATTGTCGGACGAACACACGGACAACAAGGAAATCGTAAAAAAGAAATGCCGGAACGTCCTTTCAGACCTGTTAGAAGGGACGCTTTGGGAAATCGGGACGACGCAAATTAACCCTGTTTCGACGTTGGATATTTCACGGGGTAGCGTTTGGCAAGCTATCTTGCAATTGCAAGACGCCTACAACGTTGTTATTTTGCCCCGTGTGACGCTTAACGGCGACGGGAGCATAACACGCAAGCTTGATATTCTTGACCCGAAAGGGACGTTTGAAGGGTTGCGTTTGTCAATTGACAAAAACCTTGTTGACCCGTGTGTTGCATACGACGATTCCGAAACGGCAACGGCGTTATTTGGTTACGGCGGCATGATTCAGCCAGACAAACCAAACGAAGACGCAAAAGAGTGCGATTTCTCAAGCGTTGTTTGGCAAAAAACCGCCGACCATCCGGCGAAACCAAAGGGGCAAAAGTTTCTTGAAGACCCGACCGCAACGGCGGCATACGGTCGGAACGGACGCCCCCGGTACGGGTTTTACCAAAACTCTGACATAACCGACCCGGAAGAACTGCTTGAAAAGACATGGGAAACGTTGAAAACGACCATGATTCCGGCGGTATCAATCGAAGGGACGGTTTCGGATTTATACCGTTTGGGTTATGCGGATACTCCGTTGACATTGCGAACAATAGCCCTTGTTGAAATCAACCCGTTTGGTTTTAAAACCGAATTGCAAGTTATCCGCATGACGGTTGATTTGCTCGACCCGACGTCAACGGTTGTCACTATCGGCGCTTACATCCCGAACATTATCTATATTGAACGCAAGACAAACGAAAACGCAACCGGGTCAAGGGGCGGCGGGGGCGGCAACAAGGGACCGGAAACCACATGGCAAGAGTTTAGGACGACCATTAACGCCTATGCAGACGGGACAGGGCTTGCAATCCGTGCCGTACAAAACGACGTTGACAACCAAAAAGAGGAAGTCGCTAAACGATTCGGGGAAATCGAAGTAACATTTGAGGAAATCCGGCTTGAAGTTAACGACCTTGAAGAAGGTGTCAATTCAAAAATTGACATACTGAAAAACCAGATTTCACTTGTTGTTACCGACGAAAAGAACCCCAAAATCAAGCCCGCTTCAATTGTTGCGGCGATCAATAACGGCGCAAGCAATATCACGCTTTCAGCGGATCATATAGATATTGACGGGGTTGTGAAAAAGCTTGCCGCTTATAAGATTGACACGGGCGACCTTAACAGCGCAAACATAACTTGCACGGCGTTAACGTGTGAATACGGCACGGTTTACGGAAACATGTTGGAAGGGCTTAACCTTGACACAAACGACGCAATTATTTCGGACAGCCTTGAATATAAAAACTATGACGTAACATGGAAATCCGAAAGTTTTCAAACGTTCGTCCTGTCGGCCACACGGAATTTTAACTATGGTACGGCGGGCGGTTATGTAACAGGTCAAATAATAACAGGGTCTATCAACCACACAATACATTATTTGGGGCGTGATTAAATGGATAATAAAAATAACGGTCTACTTGACAATGTTGGTTTAATCGAAACGCTTATTGTAGATTGTGAAAGGGTTATGAAAGCGCTTGTTTCCGGCGAATATATGCGTTTTTCGGCGCTTATGGTCGGAATGGTGCAGAAGTTAAACAACCTTCACGACGGCGTTAAAAACGACACAGAAAGCCTAAAAAAACAGGTTGCAGAACTGCAACGATTTGTTGACGACATTAACGACGCAAGGGGGGAAACGGATGTTTAACGTTAACGAATTTACAATAACGCTATCCCGTGGCGATACGGGCGCATTGAAGATCACAGCAAGCACGGACTACACGTTCGCCGCAGAAGACCGGGCGTTGTTTTCGATCAAAAACGCAATTGGTGAGATTGTAAAACAATCGGCTTTTGCGTTGGACGCCAACAAGTCGTTTATTGTTACGTTCTTCAATGCCGACACGGACGATTTGAACCCCGGCGCTTATAGTTGGGACGTCCGTTATATTATCAATCCTTATTATGATGATTCAGGGAACATCATAGACGGGGATCAAGTTATCACGCCTAAACAACCTATGGAACTGCAACTTTTACAAGTTGTTGGCGAAGTTTAAGGGGGTTACAAAATGCCGAACACAGAACAGGACATTTTACAAGACGGAATCCCGGGAATCACATTGACGGTTGAAGTGCAAAGCACTGTACAAGCCCCCGTTGACGATACACTTTCGATTCGCGGACAGGCGGCAGACGCATACGAAACAGGGCAAGCGATAGCCAACGCAGAAGCGGCGATTAACACGGCTATCGCCCTTCTGTTCCCGATTGGCGCTGTTTATTGTTCCCTTTCAAGTACGCCCCCGGTGTTCTATGGGACATGGGTTGAAATCCTTATACCGATGTCACACGGGGACATTGAAGACGGTACAAGGTCGTATGAAGACCTTGACGAACAGGAAACCGGGACGCTCCATTTTTGGCGGCGCACGGCGTAAGGGGGTTAATACATGAGCATTTTAACACCGTTTTTTAATCTGATTAAACCCGGTAAGGGTGACCGTTACAATGTATCAGATTTCAATGCGAATTTTGATACAATTGACACGGAAATGCACAAACCGCCGCTTACAATCAACGGCATTTTCCCCGACCCCGAAACCCGGAACACACAGGTTAACGAAGTCCCGCTTGCTGACAACCTGTCAAGCGGCGTTGCCCAATTGGTCGGCGGCGAGTTTGTGCAACGTATGTCCGGCGGGGGTGCGGCAATTGAAGACGGTAGCGCCTTTTTATCGTCTATCGAAGGTAATTCCGTTATTTCCGGCGCTGTTTCCGAATCTATTGATATGAGCGTTATCCCCGCAAGCGGGAGCAACATAACCGCAACGATTGACCGTGATACGTTTGTCGAATACGTTTTAGCAAGCGGCACAATAACACTTACGTATAGCGGTAGCGCATGGAGCGCCGACCCCGCTTTGTACGGTATAACCGTAAGCGGGACGCCTGTTGCCGGGGACGAAATCGTTGTTGTTTATGTCAAGGAAAACCGGGGAACAATCGTTAACGCAACGCCATCGTCCTTTAATAGCACGGGTTGGAATCTGTTTAATAAAACTGTCGGTTATGCCCGTGTGTGCAAGTATTCGGACGATTACGGGTATAAAATCGGCGGCAGTTTCACTGCGGTATCATTTTCGCAAACAATCGGCGGTACAACCGAAATTGTTTCCGTTGATTCGGACGGTTATTTCAATGTCCCGTCGGACGGGTTTGTTTACGTCACGGGGTCGGACGCAACGACCTATATTTTCGCAACATGGTCTGATTGGGTGGACAACCCGCCCGCAACCTTTGAGGATTATAGCGTTAGCATTATCGACTTGACGGAAGCAATGGTATTTTTCCCGTATGGGCTTTGTTCCGTTGGCGTCGTTAAGGACGAAATCGACCTTAACACAAAGACCCTTTACCGCCGTATTGACAGGATGGGATATTCGGAAGAAAACCTTGAAACGGTCATAAGTTACGGCGTTGATTATATTGTTGATACCAATTACATTTATTTTGTTGCGCTTTCCCCCTATTCGGAAGCAACGATCATTGAAGGTAATTACACAGTATCCGATCACGGCATAGAGTATTTTATTAACACATCTGTCCCGGCGGTTGCCAATGTCCTTTACGGCGAAAACCTCAAGGACAAGTTGAGGATGAATGTCCTTACAATTTCGGCGCAAGCGCTGACAGCGGCGCAAAAGGCGCAAGTGCAACAGAACATTGGCGTAACGGATGCGCTGTCGTCTTTGTGCGCCGTTGAAAGGGTCAAACTGTTTGACAACAAAACGATTTCAGCAAACGGTTTTATTACGTCGGATTTTTCGATTTCACAGAAAACAGGATATACGGCGGTCGGTATTGTTGGCGTAGAAATCAGAAACGCAACAAGTAGCGGCGTTGGTAGTTCGCTTATATCATACAATATGTGTTATTTGCGTAACAGCACTACGGCATATGTTCAAATGAAGAATAGCAACTCAACTGCGGCAAAAATCGCAATGTATGTATATGTCCTCTATGCAAAAAATCAATAATGGGGTGATTGCGTGAACGTTGATAATCTGAAAATCGCACGGGACAGGATCACGACAACCGGGAAGAACGAAACGAATAAACGGCAGATTTCAGCAATCGAAAAAGCCCGGCGGCGGGAGATTAACAAGCATATTTTCCGCACGGGTAAGTGATAACCGGGGGTTGTGGATAACTTGCCGCAACCCCATTTTCATAGGTTTACCCGTTTGTCAAATAAACTTGACAATCAATTTTAATGGCATTTTTAGGCGATTTTAGCCCGGTTAATAGTGTAGCCGAATAAATACACGTTTGGCAAACGACAGGCGGTTTCTGTGGAAAACCTTGGTATAAAAACTTACCATATTACACATATTCGCCGTATTTAATTGGCTACATTTCATATATGGTTATGTAATCATACCATTACATACATTGTTAATAACTTTTTTGTTTTGGTGTGCATAAACCTGTGGATAACGCAAAATAGGGGGCTTTTTCGATGTATTCGGCAGATTATGTCAAGCTACAAATAGAGGAATATAAAAAGAATTTCCCGCTTCCGTATGCGGCTTTCCTTGTTGCAATGCTATGCGTTGGTTGGGCGTATGTATTCGGGGCAATGGGCGAATTGTGTACTCCGGCAAATCGAAAGGCGTACTACAATAGCAAGGGGGCAGACCATCCAACCATAAAAACCAAATGCCAATACTTGCAATCGGGCAAATCTTGCACGGGTTGCAAGTGGTATCCGATAGAGTGCCGGACACGTTTTTTTGATTGCCGGGGCTTTGTGTATTGGGTCTTACTTCAAGTGTTCGGGTTTAAGCTTGCCGGGGTTGGGTCAAATTCGCAATGGAACACGGAAAAGAATTGGAAAGCCAAAGGCAAAATTTCCACAATGCCCAAAGACACGCTTGTATGTGTTTTCCAATATAAGGGCGGTAAAATGATTCATGTAGGATTTGCCTACAACAACGAAACCGTTGAATGTCAAAACGGCGTGCAACATTTCACGAAACTAAACAGCAAGTGGACACATTGGGCGTTGCCTGTCTGTTGTGATGAATCGTACACGCCCCCGGTCAAAGAAGAAGTAAAGGAAACGCCGAAAGTGAAGACATTGAAAAAAGGATCGTCCGGCGCTGATGTAAAGACCTTACAAACCCGGCTTAACGAATTGGGTTATGATTGCGGGAAGGTTGACGGGAAGTACGGCGACAAGACCGCCGCCGCCGTTAAAGCTTTTCAGAAAGACCACAACTTAACCGTTGACGGGATCGCCGGAGCAAAAACACAAACAGCGCTTAACGGGGCGCAACCCGTTATATATTATACTGTCACAGTCCCCCGTGTTACCGGGTCGCAAGCGGATGCGTTAATCAAGCAATACCCACAAGCGACAAAAACAAGGGAAGGGGGTTGACAGTATGGGCGTTGAAGCAATTGCGCCGTTGGCGATTTCAGCTATTGCGCTTGTGTTTACGTGGCTATCATTCCGGCGCAATGCTACACAGGACACAACCGCAAGCGCAACGGAACGGGCTACCATGACCGCAGATATTCGGTATATCAGATCGAGCATTGACGAAATCAAACTTGAAAACCGGGGAATCCGTGCGGACGTTACCGACCTGCAAAAAAAGGTCGTAGAAATCGAAGCGTCGGCAAAGTCGGCGCACAAGCGTCTTGATGATCTTATGAAAGGATGATTCTATAATGATAAATTGGCGTGTTCGTATCGCAAACAAAGCCTTTTGGATGGCGATTATTCCCGCAATTGCGCTTGTTATTCAAGCGGTTGCGGCGTTATTCGGTTATACCCTTGACCTGTCAACCCTTTCGGGCAAGCTTTGCGCCGTTGTTGACGCCGTGTTTGTCGTGCTTGTGATCCTCGGAATTGTCAACGACCCGACAACCGCCGGGATTGGCGACAGCAACAGGGCAAAGACCTATGTAGGACCTTGGAAGGATGAATAATATATGAAAAAGTAAGCGCACGCCGCCGGGTTTTCCGGCGGCTTTTTTATTTTGCCATTTTTGACGAAATAAATGTATTTAATTCGCAACTTTCCTATTGACATTGTGTAGCTATACAGTTACAATGTAAATGCCGGATAACAACGAGTATTGGTCTTCAAAAGCGTATGTTGTTGAATATGATGTGTGCGGGAGTGAGGTTACAGAAGTTTGACCCGGACAGACAGGCGGCGCACGTTCGCCGCTTGTAGCCCGTGCCAAACGGGAGAAAGGAAGCAAGGGCAATGATTACACTTAAAAAACATCTTGAAATTGTGCGGGAAAACACTCGCAAGCTGAACGAATGGAAAAGGGGGCGGCGGGCATGACATGGGCGGCAATGAATTGCGATCCCGCCGAACTTGAACGGCGGCAAATCGCTTGCAACAGGATTAACAACCTGTGGAACAAGCGCAACCGGGCAGAGGACGAAAAGACCCGGAAACGCATTGACAGAAAGATTGAAACGATCCGGCGGCAGGAAGCGCCTTGGTTGAAAGATGCCGCATATTGGCTTTATTGAAAAGGGGGCGCTGATTATGGATTATGAAGAAATGGTTGAGTTGCTGTGTGAGTTCCCCGGAATGAAAGTCACACACAGGGTACACGACCCGGAAGTGTACGACGGTGATTGCAAGTATGAACTTTCTTACAAGGGTATTATCTGCGGTTCGGAACTTGTTTCCCCCGGATTTGTCCGGGACTATATCAAACGTCACATCAAGTGAATTGAAGTCAAAACGGTAGTCAACCGGGACGGGCAACCGCCCCGGTCTTTTTATATCAATCGTTATCCGTCCATTGGTAGCCTATTCCCCGTATCTATCGTTAATCGAACATAAACAGCCCTTAAACCCCCGTGTAATATAAAGCACGGGGGTTTTATCATCCTGCATCAAAACGTCAAAAAAGGGGCTTTTTGTGCGTTTTGCGCTATGGGTCGGTAGTCAATTCGGTAGTCAAACTTTCTTTTAACCGTTTCGCTTCTGTTTCGTCCCGTTCGTCGGTCACGGAATCATACACGGATAAAATCATTGACCTGTCAAGCCAATTTAAGGCGTATTCCTGCACGAAATACGCCATGATTAGCCCTTCCCGTTCTTTTTGCTTGAAATCTTCCCGTTGTTTCAAACAATCGTCGGGATCGTAACTATAAAACCATTGATTATGGTACCGACAGGCATAACGCCCGTCTTTTCTTTTTTTCAACTTCTGTTTCATGAGAATTTTTCCGGGAACATTGCCCGAATAACATTTAGCGCCTGTTGCCG